GGTCAAAGTAATGGGCAAGTCAGCGCCTTCACCACCACCAGTTCCTGATCCAAACGAACTGATAAACGCCCAGGCAAACGCAAACCGCATCACGCAGTTTACGCCGTATGGCAACCTGTTGTTCGGCTCCGTAGGCGACCAAGGTCAGTTCGTTCAGGGTGCAGTACCAGAAGACGGGCAGGCGGCAGCATTCACACAAGAAACGCCTTTTCAGGCGCAGATGCGTGCGGCCACTGAAGGCACTGGGCTGGGCCTTGGCAATCTGGCATTCAACCGTGTCACAGGCCGACAAGTGGTTGGTCAGAACGCTGATGGATCGCCAATTTTTGCTGACGATCCTGATTTTCAGAACCCGTTTAGAACTGCGCCGACACTGGCTGGCGTTCAGCAGGCACAAGACATTGACCCGACTACTGGCCTGCCTGCATTCCAAAGCCAGATCAGCACCACCACGCCCATGCCGACAAGCATCAGCACAGAGGGTCTAACGGCCTTACAGAGCGATCCAGAGGCGTTCCGCAGTAACATTGAGCAAACACTGTTCAACCGGCAGCTAGGGCTGTTGCAGCCAGAGTTTACGCAGCAGCGTGAGGCGCTTGAACAGAACCTGGCTGATCGCGGCATTCCGATCACATCACAAGGCTACAACGACGCTGTGAACCGTCTGGAGACACAGCAAGGTGAACAGCTAGGGCGGCTGGCACAGCAGGCCACACTGACGGCAGGGCAGGAATCTGACCGGCTGGTCAACCAAGCACGCAACATCAGAGCGCAACAGTTTGGTGAGCGTGCGGCTGGCGGTGAGTTCGGACTGGCGGCACAAGGCCAAGGATTTAGCCAGGCAGCGGCAAATGCACAGCTTGCCAACGCTGCACGCCAAGACACTGTCGCCAATCAACTGCTGTCTAACCAGATCGCTAACCAAGCACGCAGTCGCGACATTGCAGAACGAAATGCGCTGCGCGGTCAGAACTTCAACGAACTGGCAGCACTGTTGGGTGGCCCACAAATACAGCAGGGCAGCTTCTTTGCACCTGGCGGCATTGATACGCAGGGCGCGTTTGGCGCACAGATGGCTGCACAGCAGAACGCCTATAATCAGGCGATGCAAAACCGTTCAGCAAATCTTGGCGGCTTGTTTGGATTGGCTGGCAATCTTGGTTCAGCATACTTGCTCGCATAGGGGTAATAGATGGCACTTAGACAACGCGCAATGCCGACGTTTCAGTTTCAAAGACTGAACCCGTCATTTCAATCTGATCCGCGCCGCATACTGGGTCAAACACTGATGGGCCAAGGTGCCAGCACAGCACCTGTCAGAACGCCTCTGCAAGGGCTAGGCAGGCTGTCCAGTTCTCTTGTTGGCGCGTTTCTCCAACGCGAAGCCCTAGAGGGCCAAGCACAGCGCGAAACGGCAGCAACAGAAGCGTTGATGGGCATGTTGCCAGAAAATGTATCGCCGCAAGTCAGGGCGGCAGTGCAGGCTGCACCTGGATCATTTGAGCCTGCAATAATGGCGTCTATGTTGCAGCCGACTACAAAGTCTGAAATCGTTGACCAAGGCGATATGGCATTTGTTCAAACAACAACACAGCCCTTGATAGGCCCAGAAAGCACCTCCATCAGTGGCCTTACGCAACGGCGTGCGGCTCCCGATGGAAGAACATCTGCACAGAAAAACGCAGAGGCTATGGGTTTTGTAGTAGGGTCGCCCGAATATAATGAATTTATTAAAAAATCCGCAGCCCCTGACCGCACCACAAACATAAACATGACTAACGCGCCAGGCTCAAAGGCTACTGTTGATCTTGTTGGTAAAATCAGTGAGTCGGCAAGTTCGGCACAACAAACTTTGGGCCGTGTTGATCAAATGCTGGACTTGCTTGATGCCGGTGTTGAAACTGGTTTTGGTGAGGAGTTTTTGACCGGGATGCGTCGTGTTGGGCAGTTGTTTAACCCAGAATATCAAGTCAAAGAAATTGCAGGCGCTGAAGCGTTCACGGCTAACGCCAATGCACTAATCGGGCCTCTGGTAAAACAACTTGGCTCTAACCCGACAGACAAAGACTTGGCGTTTTTTGTTACGGCGTCACCAACTTTATCAAAGAGTATTGAAGGCAACCGGCTGCTGTTAAAGGCGCTGAAGCTGTCACAACGTCGTGAAATCATTCTGAATGAAGCCGCAAATGACTTCATCAGTAAAAACCCAACGCTGGACCAAGAGGGGTTATCTGGCTACTCGCGGCTACAGAAATTTTTAACAGAAGTCAGAAATACTCATCCCGTATTCACGCAGGGTGGGCAAGCATTAGTAGCAGAATATCAAAGCATCACAGGCGAAGAACCTCCAAGCCCCACGGCAAACAACAGCACTTTTGATTCGCTTGTCAATCAAGGCTTTATCTCACCCCCAACAGATTAAGGTGAAATCAGATGGCTGAACGTAAATCTGCGCTTGATAGTTTAAATGAAACAGCGGCGGCGCTCAAAGACGCAAAGTTTGACAACAGACTGCCTCCTAAAGGGCAAGAGTTGTTGGATGCCATTGAGTCTGGAGCATGGACCAGCCCAACAGTCAGCAATTTTTTGCAAGGTCTGACATTCAACACCAGCGATGAAATCGTTGGCTGGCTGCGTGGCAAAATAACTGGCATCCCCACTGACGCGGGCATAGACATAGAACGCGCCCAGCTTGAGGAATCCAACCCAGAAAGACCTGTAATGTCTACGGTGGAGCAATTAGCAGGCACCGCTGGCAACGTCTACCTAACACGCGGTGGGGCTGCGAGAGGTGTGACAGGACAAATCTTGCCCGGCATGGCATATGGCGGCGCTTTTGGATTTGGCGGCAGTGAAGGCTCTGTTGCGGAAAGATTGCCTGATACCGGCGTTGGCATGGCCGTTGGCGGCGTTACAGGGCCAGCGGTGGAGTTGGCATCACGTCCTGTCGCAAATTTGGCTGGCAGCGTGGGGCGCATGTTACGGGGGCCGAAAACACTTGCCAATCAGCAAGCGCGTGAACTTCTAAAAGAAGCACTTGAGAATGACGCGCAGTCAGTTGAAGAAGCTGTGCTGTACGTGCTGAACAAAAACACGACTGGCAAGCCTTACACGCTGGCTGACCTGGGGCCAAACAGTCAGGCACTGCTTGATGCTGTCAACGTCCTGCCTGGGCCAGGCAAGGGCGCAGCACAGCGGTTTTTACGCTTGCGTGACCAAGGCGTTTTGGGCCGTTTATCAACTGATTTGCAAGATGCTTTTGGCAGTCGTGCATCATTCTTTGATGAGTTTAAAGCGCTACAAACAGCACGCAAAACGACGGGCGACAAACTCTATGCGCGTGCTTACCGCAAAAATGTGCGTATCAGTGGCGATCTCGAAAAGATATTTAGCCGTCCAGCGGCACGAAGTGCTTTAGATCGCGCATACAATATTGCGGCAGAGGAAGGCGTCAATCTGCCTAAATTTAATGTCGGCACCAATGGCAAACTGATTGGCCCACGAGGCAGTGTTGTTCGCACGCTGCCAACTAGATTTTTGCATTATGTCAAACGTGGCTTGGACGATGAGGCTTTTGCTTCACGCGGCATTGCTAGCAATGCTGGTAAAGATTACTCAAGTGCTGTGGCTGGGACACGCAGAGCATTTCTCGAACTGCTTGATGATGCCAATCCCACTTACCGGATTGCTAGAAATTACTGGTCAGGCAAGTCGGCTGTGATGGATGCCATGACTGAAGGTCAAAACTTTCTGCGTGCAAACCCAGAGGAACTGGCTGATATGGTTGGGGACTACTCTCAATCACAACTTGAGGGCTTTCGCCTGGGTGCCATGCAGGGCATCTTAAACGAGATTGACAGCGGCGCTGAACGCACAGCAGCGCAGCGTTTGGTGCGTAGTCCGATGCGACAGAGATTACTGCGCTTGACCTTTCCACAGACTGAAGAAGGCAAGGTTGCTGCCGACAAGTTTCTGAATCGGCTAAATGATGAAATCATTATGCGTGACACATCACGCGGCATTCTGGGTGGCAGTCAAACAGCACAGCGTGGCGAGTTTGTCAGCCGATTGAAAGAAGGCGCGGCACGCGATCCAGCAACGGGCCTGACAGATTTGGTCCGTCGTTCAATCAGTGCAGATTTCAAAGGGCTGGAAGACGCACAACTGCGTCAGGTGGCAAATGAATTGTCTTCAATGTTGACAGCAACAGGCGAAGCAGACTTGCAGGCCATTCAGCGTGATCTGCAAGGCAAGGGCATCAAAGCCGTGTTGAAAAAGCACGCGCCAACAGTTTTGCCCCGTTTGACTAGGCTGATCGTCAACCCACAAGTGGCAGCGGGTGGTGCTGGGTCAATGTCATCAAGCATCGGTGCTGGTGATGCAGCAATGGAACTGATGGGTCGAGACGCACGTTAGTGGCCCAGAAAAGGCTGGAGAGGTCGAGCGAGTTCGAACGCTACGATCTTGATAATGATGGCGTGGTCACTGACGCAGAGATAGAACGCGCCCGTGAAATCCGTGAGACAGAAGACAAAAGCCGCAAGCACCTGGCGCAGCTACGCCTAGCCAGGTTCGCACTGATGGGCATGGGCGTTTACACGATCCTGCTGTTCATGCCGTTCATACCAGACGCACGCATCAAACTACTTAGCGAGGTCAGCCCACTGCTCTACATCAGCTTGTCTGGTGTGGTGGGTGCCTACATGGGCTTTACGCAAATGGGAGATAAAAAGTGATACAGGCATTGATAGGGCCGGTGACTGGCCTGCTAGACAAATTCATTGAAGACAAAGACCAGAAGGCGCGGCTGGCACATGATCTGGCCACGATGGCTGACCAGCACGCGCAAGAGTTGGCCAAAGGCCAGCTTGAAATCAATAAGGCTGAAGCACAGCACCGCAGCATCTTTGTCGCTGGGTGGCGTCCTTTCGTGGGCTGGACATGCGGCATTGCCCTGGCATGGCATTTCGTGCTGGCACCGCTGACCATGTTTGTGTGTGCCTACATCGGCGTCACGATCCCAGAGTTGCCCACCTTTGATATGTCATCACTGCTGACCGTTCTGATGGGCATGCTGGGCCTTGGTGGACTACGCACATTTGAAAAGACCAAGGGCATTGCAAAATGAACATTGATGTTTTGCGTGAGCAGATTGCTAGCGATGAGGGCAAGAAATACGAAGTGTATTTGTGTTCTGAAAATCATCCCACAGTAGGTATCGGTCATTTGATTACGGCTGATGATCCAGAGTATGGCCAGCCAATCGGCACAGAGGTGAGCGAGGATCGGGTCAATGAGGCGTTTGACAGCGACATAAGGACAACGCTGGAAGACTGCCGGATCATCTTTGATGACTTTGACGGCATGC